CAATCTAAAGAACTTATCAACGCATTAGATAAAATACAAAACCTTTCACAGCGAGGTGTGTAAATGACTTTATCTGAAGCAATGCAAAACATACTGGGTAGCCCAGAGTTTCAAGAAGTTATGAAAGAAATGAAAGACTCTCAAATGCAAATGATTATGTATTCGGGTGATGACGAATCTCAGATGAGAGAATTTGCTTATCAACGAATAAGGTCTATTAACGAAATTATGTCTAATCTTGAATCTATCGCACAAACAGGCGAGATAAAAGATAAGGCATGGAAGATATTATAGGCACTTGCCTACTAATCGGTAACCTCCCGTAGAGGAATAAAAGGTAATACAAATGAGTGATGAAACCATGACTCCCCAAGAGGGAAGTGGAGAACTAACTGTAAGAGATGCAGCTAACCAATGGGAAGGCTTTTTGACATCAGGTGAGGACTCCAACGAGCAACCAGAAGCTGTTGAAACAGAAGCAGTAGAACAGGATAGCGAGGAAGCAGAAGACCAAGCAGATTACGAGGAAGCTGTTGAAGCAACCGAAGATGAAGTGGAAGAATATGCTGACTCTGAAGATGATGAAACTGAAGTTGAAGAAGAGGAGCAACCACAAACCTTTCGTGTAAAAGCGGCAGGTGAGGAGAAGGATGTTACCCTTGATGAATTAATGCAGGGTTATCAACTTGGTGCAGACTATACGAAAAAGACTCAAGAAGTATCTGAGGCTCGCAAAGTAATAGAAGCAGAATCTAAAGCTATTACCGAAGCGCAACAAGTTAGAGATACATATGCTCAGCGATTAAAATCTGTTGAAGATTTTCTTAAACAAGGAGATAGTCCAGAAGATTTAATTGCAATGAAAGAGAACGACCCGATAGGATACGCAGTTAAGGTCGCAGAATTGACCGAGAAAAAAGAGCAACTACAAGCTATAAAAGCTGAACAGGACCGCATTGCTAAAGAGCAACAAGCGGATTACCAAAAAGCTATGCAAAATAAAGTTGCCGAAGAATCAAAAAAATTAGCAGCAGTCCTTCCAGAGTTTTCAGACAAAGTCAAAGGCGAACAAATCAGAAATGAAATTCGCAATTATGGCAAATCAGTGGGATTCACAGACGATGAGTTATCTCAAGTCTATGACTCACGACACGTCCTTGTACTGCATAAAGCAGCCATGTACGACAAGCTACAGAAATCTAAACCCGGTGTTAAGAAGAAAGTGGCCAACGCTCCTAAGATGGTTAAGTCTGGGACAAAAGTTAAGCAAGGCAACAATGATGTACAAAGGCGACAAAAACAACAACTTAAAGGCTCAGGCAAAGTGCGTGATGCTGCTAAGTTATTTGAAAACTTTATTTAAGGAAATTTAAACAATGGCAACTTATCAAACCTACCAATCAGTTGGTAACAGGGAAGACCTCACAGATATGATTTATGATATCTCCCCTACAGAAACACCTTTCATGTCATCTATTGGCAAAACTAAAGCAACAGCAACTTTCCATGAATGGCAAACAGACTCACTAGCAGATGCAACTGTTAATAACGCTGCGGTTGAGGGTGCGGATGCAAGTTCTGCTACACTATCTCCTACTACAAGAGTAGGTAACAGAACACAAATCTCACAAAAAACTATCCAGATAGCTGGTACTGAAGAAACTGTCGACAAAGCTGGACGTAAGTCAGAAAAGGCTTATCAACTTGCTAAAGCATCTTCAGAACTAAAACGTGATATGGAAAAAATCATGTTGGCTAACCAAGCTGCTACAGCTGGTGACTCAACAACAGCACGTACACTTGGTTCACTACAAGCATGGTTAAACACTAACGCTGTTTTAGGTGCTGGTGGTACTGCTGGTTCACTAGGTACTACAGCTCGTGTATCTGGTACAGATGCAGCTTTCACAGAAGCTATGTTAAAGACAGCGGTTAAATCAGCATACACAAACGGTGGTAACCCAACCGTGCTAATGGTTTCTCCAACACAAAAACAAGTAGTTTCTACTTTTGCAGGTATTGCAGAGCAACGCTATGCAGCTCCAGCTAACAAGCAAACTACTATCGTTGGTGCAGCTGACGTATATCTATCAGACTTCGGTACACTATCTGTTGTTCCTAACAGATTTACTACTCCTGATGCAGATGACAATGGCGAACAAGCATTCGTACTTGATCCTGAGTACGCAGCAGTAGCTTTCCTACGTCCTTTCCAAACTAATGAACTAGCTAAAACAGGCGACTCTGAGAAGACTCAGCTTTTAGTTGAATACACATTAGAAGTGAAGAACGAAGCAGCTCATGCAATTATTGCTGACTTAGCTGAGTAATAAAGGTTAGATAGCCCTCTTCGGAGGGCATCTCCTTACGAGGACATTATGGCAAAACTATTAAAAAAAGATGAGTTAAGACAATCGGTATCACACGATACTGATGAAGGTATTGTTATTGCAACACAACAAGATGTTACAGACATCATTGAACAGAATAAAAGAGAGTACAACGCATCATCCACGACATGGGGTGACGGTGACGTGTTCTCTAACAAGATAGCTTCTATACCTTTTACGGTGATAGACGAACTAAACAAACAGAAGATTATGCGTGGCTTCCACGTAGTAGACCCTAAACGATTTAAAGCGTGGTTGAACAATCCTGACAACAGGTTCTTTAGAACTAAACAAGGCACAGTATAATGGCATTCTTTACCGACTACACAACACTACAGTCTACGATAGCTGATTACTTAGCACGTACTGATTTAACAGACCAGATACCTGAGTTTATTAAATTAGGCGAAGTAAGACTTGCTAGAGATTTACGCATCAGACAAATGCTAAAGGTAGCAACTGCTGTAGCGACTACAGGTGACTCTACCGTATCTTTGCCATCAGACTTCCTTGCTATGAAGGACTTACACTTTCAAGGTAACCCTGTAAACCCTATTGAGTTTTTATCTACCAGTAACTTTTTTAGAAACGCAGGCACAACAAATAAAGGTTGCCCACGCTACTACACACTACTAGGTGCAGAGTTTCAATTTGCTCCTGTACCTGACTCAGACTATACGCTACAAATGGTTTACTATTACAGACCAGCTTATTTGAGCGACACGAATCCTTCTAACTTATGGATGGCTTACACACCTGATTTGCTACTATACGCAGCACTCGGTGAAGCAGAACCATATTTGATGAACGATGAACGATTACAAACATGGGCATCTATGTATGACAGAGGACTTGTTGCTTTAACTAAGAGTGATGACGATGCTGAATATCCTGCTACACCACTATCTATAACTATATCTAAGAGGTAATTTACTATGGCTGAAATGTCAAACTATTTGGAAAACGCACTACTTAACGGAACATTGAATGGTACAACGTACACTGCTCCAACTACTGTTTATGTATCACTATGGACATCTAACCCTAACGATGACGGTTCAGGTACAGAAGTATCTGGCGGTTCATATGTTAGAACTGCGGTATCTTTTGATACTGCAACAGGAACAACAGGTCTGGTAGCTACGGATGCAGACGTTACCTTTCCTACAGCAACTGCTAGTTGGGGTACTGTAGGTTGGATAGGTATTAACGATGCTGCTTCTGGTGGTAATCTTTTATATCACACAGCTTTAGATACTGCAAAAACTATTGACTCAGGTGATATTTTTAAAATCACTACTGGTAACCTAACCGTAGAATTAGCGTAAGGATAGCACATGGCTCTCGTCTTTAAAGATAGGGTAAAGGAAGCTACTGCTACCACAGGTACAGGCACAGTTACATTAGCTGGTGCTAGTGCAGGCTTCCAATCATTTAGTGTCATTGGTGATGCTAATACTACCTACTATACGTTAGTATCGGGTAGTGAATGGGAAGTAGGTATTGGTACTTACACATCGTCAGGAACAACGCTGTCTAGGGACACCGTACTAGAGTCTAGCAATGCTGGCTCTAAAATTACTTTAGCTGGCACTAGCGATGTATTCTGTACTTACCCAGCAGAAAAAGCAGTAGTACAAGATGAAACTAATACCGCTTATGTGCCACAAATAGCAGCAAGTAATGGCGTATCATTAACAAAAAATAACATCAGCTCAAACTTTACTATACCGACAGACTATAATGGATTTGCTGTTGGACCTCAAACAGTTGACTCAGGAGTAGCATTTACTATTCCTTCTGGTAGTCGCTACATCGTAATTTAGGGATAATACATATGGCATCAACTATAAACGCATCAACCACAGGAGTCGGGGGCATTGTTACTTCGGCTGATAATACAGGGAATATAGACGTACAGTCAGCAGGTACTACGGTTATGTCGGTAACGTCAGAAGGTATTGCCGTTACAGGGCGTGGTTATTCACCTACTATTACTTTAACCGATGGAGCAACTATTAACTGGAATACGGCTACAGGACAAGTTGCTACCGTAACGCTTGGTGGTAACAGGACAGTCGCTGCACCTACTAATCTTGCTAACGGAGCATTCTACGCATTAGAGATAGTACAAGGTACTGGAGGTCAAACATTATCATGGAACGCAGTGTTTAAATTTACTGGTGCAGTTGCACCTACACTATCTACCGCAGCAGGTGCTAAGGATTACATCACATTTAGAAGTGACGGCACTAACTTATATGAACAAGGTCGTAGCATAGGAGTTGCATAAATGTTTGTAGGAATGGGTGCTAATGGTGCAAGTGGTGGTTATAACCTAGAGAACAGCTTACGCTTTCGTTCGTCTGCTTCTGCAAATTTAACAAAAACTTTTTCAACTGCAGGTAATCGTAAAACATGGACATATAGTTGTTGGGTTAAGCGTGGTAAACTTTTAGTCTCACAATCAATTTTTGCAACTGGACCTGATACATCTAATCAATTTGATATACTATATTCTGGAGCAAATGATACTATTGCAGTAATTGAGGAAACTGCAAATGTAGCTGATGTTCAGTTGATTTCAACTGCAGTATATCGTGACCCATCATCCTGGTATCATATTGTTGTTGCCTATGACACTACTCAAGCAACTGCATCTAATCGTGTAAAACTTTATATAAATGGAGAGCAAGTTACTTCTTTTATTACAGCAACATATCCTCCATTAAATTTTGATTCCAGAGTAAATAACAATACAGCCCATGCAATTGGAAGTAGGGCTCAAAATACTGTGTACTTTGATGGCTACATGACAGAAGTCAACTTCGTAGACGGACAAGCACTTACACCATCAGACTTTGGTGACTACAATGAAGACACAGGTGTATGGCAACCTATAGAATACACAGGCACATATGGTACTAACGGATTCTA